GGTATCCAGAACCCACACCACCCACACAAACTGGCATTACTTGCAGTGAATACAAACCTGCACGAGATCTCAACGCCTACGATGTGCGAGATGTGGTGACAGTGTGTGACCGCAAGCATTTGGGTTCTGCACTGGGTGCGATTATCAGTAGGTTACATGATGAACTGGGGGAAGTGTAATGGAAGAGTATCATTTTTGTTTTGATAGCGACTACGGTGCTATGTTCGGTACGATTGAGGCCAAGAACGAGAGAGAGTTCTACAAGGTTCTCAAGGAAGATTACAAGCAAGACATTGGTTCGGACGGTCACTTTGACTGCCCGATTACTGGTGATGAGAAATCTTTAGATTGGTAGAAGGGAGAAAAATTATGCCAAATCATTGTTATCAATATGTTTACCTAGCAGGTAATCCAAAAGAAATTGACCGTCTGTACGAGGCGGTCAAGGAAGAAAAGTTTTTGAATGCCGTGGTCCCAGAACCGAGTACCATGTTTCACGGTGCGTTGGGCGATGAGGAGCGCGAGATGTGCGAGGCGGAGGGTCGTCCGAACTGGTACGACTGGCGCAATGAAAACTGGAATACGAAATGGGATATCAGTGAGGCTGAGATTTGTGACGAGCCTACTGTTGAGCGTGATATAAAATACTTTTCGTTCCGTTGTTGGACGGCATGGGCACCACCTACTCCAGTTTGGGATAGGCTTCACGAGATGGGCTTTGATATTCATGCTGAGTATCAGGACGAGGGCGGAATGTTTGAGGGCGAGTACATCAACGGTGTAGATCGTTCGTGGGAACCAGAGTTAGAGGAGGAAGCTCATGCGGTATGAGGTTAGAGTAGAACTATCTGAGACTGTCGAGGCTGACAGTCCTAAAGAGGCACAGCAAAAGTTCATGGAGAACTTCGAGTATGCTGACGTTAAGTATGGAACGTGGCACGTTGAGCCTGATGACGTTGAACCGATGGAGGAAGCGGTATGATACTGGATAAACAAGCTATGAAATTTTATAGAGAACATTTTGGTCAGTTGAGAGGCGCGAAGATCATAGACTTCAGTATGGTTCCTGACAGATATGACAATCATAATTCGTGGCCTACGTTCACGATGCGAAAGGGCAACGATGTGTTTAAGTTTGTGTTGTCCAGAGATGAGGAGGGCAATGGCGGTGGCTTTGCGTTTATCGAAGATGCCTAGAGTTAAAGCACAAGCGGATATGATTTCGTTTATGGAGTGGGTGGGCGATGTGCCTGATGACATTCCAGAGGATGAGATTTGGTATTGGATCAAGAACAACGTCGATGGTGGCGATTTTTATGAACCTGATCCATCGGATGGCGATTGGGTCTGGGGTACAGACGTACAGATATTGGAGGATGAAGATGATAGTTGACGTTCGAAGTCCTGTGTCGGGTTACATTATGATCAACGGCTACACTATTTATGTCGAGGTCAGTGAGGCAACGGACAACAAACCACACATACGTTACTGGGGAAAGGGAGAAGAAGATGACGGATCGTGAGATGGAAGACATGTTGGATGAGATATTCCGCAGAGTATTTAAGGAGGATTGGTGATGGGTAAAGTAAAAGCATGGGTCATGGACCGAGAGGATAGGGCCGCTGATCGCGGTGCGGCTGATCGGTATTATGGTCGGGAGCCAGTGCCACATATTTGGTTGGACAACTTGGGCGTCAACTTTGTGACTGAGGACGACATGACTGTTGAAGAGGTTGATTCGTACTTCGAGGGATGGCGCAACGAGGAAGACAGAAAGGATTGGGGCTGATGGTTAAGTGGGATTTATCTAAGCTTAAAGAGAAGTTCATGCCCAAGGACATAGGAGATTTTGTCTGGGCTATATCGGGGTTGACCGAGGTTATTGGTGAGAGTTTCACGACCTCGAGTGACGAGGGTCGCATCGTGTCATGGTCGGATGGGTCGGATGGATACTTCCTGATGCTTGTTTTGGATGACCATGGCAAGGCTCGTGCGTTGATACATGATCACGAGGACGCGAAAAAAACCTATGCGGCGATAGGATATTGCCGCTATCATAACATTACAATTGAACTTTCATGGGAAGAGGAGACTTAAAATGTTTAAAGAACTATGGGCAAGGATCAGGAGCAAACAGCAATCGGGCGCGAAGCTTACGCGCAAGGAGCAGATCTTGGCGGAACTGAACCGAGACATTGGGACAGCGAAACAACTTGCGGACAGGTCGGGCGTGAAGCTGACGATTGTACGCACGACACTGTCTCAACTCAAGAAGTCTGGCAAGATCAAGGACACTGGCAAAGATGCAGGGAGTGAGAGCATCTGGGAAGTTGTTAGGTAATGATCGAATACTTCACGGCACTCGTGATCGCGTATACCTTACATGGTCACGAGATTGAAACGGCTGTATGGTTCGAAAGCGAAAGGCATTGTTCGAGGGCCATGAACAACAGGAGTGCAGATATGATGTATGATTATCTGTACGACATCTATGGCAACGACATCATGATGACATGTCAGACAACGGACCGAGTATCGAGATTAATTAAACCGAAGTTAAGACCCAATAAGGAGGAGTGATATGGGAGACGAGCAGTTAAGTATGTTTCAAGCAGCGCAGTTGCACTGGCTAAAAAGACAGGTGGATAATTTGCGGGAGGAGGAACACAAGACAGACGCACGGCCTGGAATAAAGCGAGAGCTGTGGGCCGCAAGGGAGGAGCTTGATGATTACGTCAGGCAACTCAAGAAAGTTGGTGTATCAATTCACAATGGGGGTCGGTAATGGGCCGTTGGACAAAGTCGCAAAAAGAATGGCAAGGGTACAAACGTAAGCTTGCATATGGAAAACAAGAGGTGTCTTTGAAGGAAGCACCATGGGAGAAAAAAGATGAAAGCAAAGATCGAGATGATCAGTTCACTGATCAAGAGAAAAGAAACGGAACTGGATGACATACAATGGGAAGATCCAGAAGATCCGAGGATCGAGGGCCTAATAAAGGAACTCAACTACTACAAAAACAAGCACGAGCAGGGCGAATTGTACGAACCTAACTTTTAATTGCAACCAGAACACAACCAATGTATAAGCTGCAAACAAACGGAGAATAAAATGGAAGCCAGAAAACAAGATAGGAAATGGTCAGAGAAGTTTCAGACTATAGCCCTGTTTAAAGACGACATTAAACTGCTAAAGAAACTTGCGGACAAAGAACAAAGGTCCATGGCTCGACAACTTTCTGTAATAATTCAGAAAGCTGTTGCTGAACAAAAGGCTGCATGATACAATAAATCACACTGCTCGAGTAAGCGCACTGCCTGTGGCTTACCTCGGATTACTGGACCCCGACTGGCTAGGAAAAAATGTAACACTGCGACGTTGGGGTCACTTTTTCTTTTTAGGAAACTCTTTCTTTTTATAACCACGCACTTGGGCTGCTGTCATTCGAGACCACCCCCGAGAAAAAGCTTTGGCAACATCGAGGTCGAGGCCAGTTAACTCTGCAATTTCTTTTGCTGTTGTTTCTTCGGATGCGTAGGACACGCATCGTTCTTCGAGCAGCTTGGTTATTTCTTTGGGGTTAAAGTCAGCCATTCTCTAGCCTCTTCACCTAATACTTTTGCACTGATATCGATCTTGGATTGCAGTGAGGTGACAATCTTTTCATCGATGGTTCCGTCTGTAATAAGATCAACGTAGGTCACGTTATTCTTTTGTCCAATTCGGTGTGCTCGATCCTCTGATTGTGCTCGAGTTTCAAGATTAAAATCATTAGCATAATAAACCACGAGATCTGCTTCGGTCAAGGTCAATCCATATCCCGCTGTGGCGGGGTTGCCTACGAAGAACTTTAGTTTTGAGTTTTTGTCTTGAAAATCCTCGACTATTCTTTGCCGTTCATCGTCTGGGGTATCTCCGTAGAAGGAAGCGGCACATCCTTGCCCAAAGGTTTCGTTTAGCATTTTAGTAATCTGTTGGATGTCGTATCGAAAGCGTGACCAGATGATAGCCTTGCCGTCGTGCTCTTCGATCAGTTCTTTCAATGCATCCATACGTTTTGATTCAAAGTATATTGTTTCGCCGTCATCGGTTTTGAGATGACCGGACATGATTTGTTGCAAGCGCAGCATCTGGGTAATAACAGCAGGGGCCGTGGACAGTTCGCCACTATCCAACATAACGAGGGCATACTGTTTGATTGAGTTGTACATCTCTCGTTGTTGCTTGGTCATCTCGACATAACGCACTGTGTAAATCTTTTCTGGTAGGTCCAGACAGTCTTGTTTCAGTACGCGATAGGAGAATGCATCGATCCTCTCGGTTAATTCATCGAGGTTCTTGTATCCCACAATCTGTTGGAAGGCATGGGAACCCATGGTTTTGCGTTGCACGACTGCGTATCTGTATTGAAATGAATAAAAGGAATCGTAACCGAGAAGACCTGGGCGAAGGAACTCACACTGCGAATAAATATCCATAGGACTTTTTGTAATGGGAGATCCTGTTAGTAGCCGTTTATACTTGAATGCCGCTGCAATTCTCATTAGTGATTTAGTGCGTTTGGCTTTTGGATTCTTGATGGTGGTGGATTCATCAACCGCAATCAATCCATTTCGACCAAACGTACGAGCCATCCATTCTCCACCTGTCTTACCTTTGACCGATGAGAATGCTTCAACATTCATAACAAAGATTGTGAGGCCCTCGAACTTCTCACCAACAGATCTCATCTCTGCCTGTTGGGTTTTGTTTGGCGAGGATACCCACCGGATTACTCGATGAGGTATGTCATCGGACATATGCTCTGGTATTTCTTTTGCTACCCAGTTTCGATACACTCCCTTTGGTGCGATGACCAAAGCAAAGTTTATTTCTCCTAATAGGTACAGCATACCGATGTTATCGAGTAGAACTTTTGATTTACCCGTACCCATTTCCATAAAGTAACCAAACTCTGGCCTGTCCCACCCACGTTCGAGTGCCGTGATCTGGTGGTCAAATGGTTTTAATTTGTAATTGTAGTTGACAACCACCACATATCTCCATTATTGTCTTCAATACGGATAGCATACTGCTTCCGTTATATCAACCCTGAAGAGGAGAAACTTATGGACGATATATTTGAAGACATGTTTGACGAATCGGCAGCACTGTCGTCAGTCGACACTGGAACTGGAAAACAATTAAGTCAACTGGTTCGCAATCTCCGCAACGTCGAGCAACAGATCGAGGATGCAGAGAACCACATGAAAGCACTGAAGCAGGAGAAGCATAAGCTCTCCGTAGAAAACATCCCTGCACTCATGGATGAGATGGGGGTAGAGCGTCTCGACGTAGACGGTCTTACCGTTGAGCGTAAGATGATTATCAGTGCATCAATACCGCAAAACCGCAAGGAAGACGCCCTTGCATGGCTGCGTGATAACGGATTGGACGACATCATAAAGAACGATGTCACCTGTTCCTTTGGTAAAGGTCAGGACAATCTGGCAGGGGATGTTGTTGGAATACTACAAGACCGTGGTTTCGATCCAATGACCAAGACCCATGTACATCCATCCACACTCAAAGCTTTTGTAAGGGAGAGAGTAACGGATGGTAAACCGATTGACCTCGATATGTTCGGGGCATTCATTTCAAATGCAGCGCAGATCAGGAGGAAATCATAATGGCGACCGCAGTAACAAAGAAAAAAAGTGCAGAGTTAAGCACCGATGTAATGGATGACATCTTAGAATTTGCAGGGGAGGGTGCAGCATACGACAGTTCGGAGATGCAGATTCCATTTGTCCGTATCCTGCAAGCCATGTCACCTCAGTTAAAGAAGCGTGAAGCTGAGTACATCGAAGGCTCGGAACAGGGGGACATGTTCAACACTGTAACCAAACAGTATTGGACAGGGGAAGAAGGTGTGACTGTCATACCTTGTTTCCAAACCACCAAGTACTTAGAGTTCACACCGCGTGAACAAGGTGGTGGCTTCCGTGGTGAGATCGCACCAACAGATCCAGTCTTGCAAAGGACTGAACGTCAGGGTGCAAAAGAGATCTTACCTAGCGGCAACGAACTGGTGAAGTCTGACCAACATTACTGCTTGGTTGTGGATGACGAGGGTTCTTTTCAACCTGTTGTTATCGACATGAAGTCTAGCCAGTTAAAGGTCAGTCGTCGTTGGAAGACCCAGATCGCAATGCAAAAGATTAAGCATCCGAAGACAGGTCAGTTGATTACGCCACCGTTGTTTGGCAATCAGTGGAAGTTCGGCACTGTCGAAGAATCCAATGACCAAGGTACGTGGTTCAACTACGCTATCGAAAAGATCGGTTTGTTAGAGAACCGAGATCTCCTACTTGAGGCTAAGTCATTCCGTGACAGTGTAGCCGCAGGTGAAGTGAAAGCTGCCCCAGAAGTTGAGGACTCTCCCTCGAAAGACGGAGAAGAAATCCCCTTCTAGGTAGCCTGGGGGCGGCTATTTTCCCTTGCCGCCCCTTTTTCATTTCAACAGGAGCAGTAAATGTCACAAGCAAAGAAGCTTCTTGCCGCGTACACTGGCGCATTGTCCGCACATGGGACAACTACGGTCGGTAGAATTGGACGCAACGGCAAGGCAGAGAGCCAAAGTAAGATTGTTCGAGAGCCGATGACCGAGGAGGTTGTGCAGGGGCACATCGACGGCAAGCAAGGGATTGGTGCGATACCAATCAACGAAGACAACATGTGTAAGTTTGGGGCCATCGATGTAGATGTGTATGACCTCAACCATAAAGAATTACAGGAACGAATAAACAAATTGGATCTGCCTCTGTTGCATTGTAGATCCAAGTCGGGCGGTGCTCACTTGTATTTGTTTCTCAAAGACTGGGAACCTGCTGCTGTAGCTAGAGAGTATCTAACAGAGATGGCGATACTCTTGGGGCACAGTGGCGTAGAGATCTTTCCCAAGCAGGATAAAATAATTGCTGAACGTGGAGACGTTGGTAACTTTATCAACATGCCTTACTTCGATGCGGAGATGCCGCAGAGATTTTGTTACAACAAAAATACAGAGGCCATGGAACTTGATGAGTTCCTGACAGAGATAGACAACAAGAGTGTGAGCCTATCTGACTTGGAGTCTATACGTGCTACTCAAACTGTAAGGAAGCATTTCGAAGACGGACCGCCATGTTTACGGCATATCTTTGCAGACGGACCACAATCAGAACCAAGGAACAAGCTTTTGTTTTTTATGGGTGTGTACTGCAAGAAGAAGTTCCCTGACAGTTGGCAAGCGTCTCTGGAGGAATACAACCGAACGTTATTTTCACCGCCCCTTCCATCCTCAGAGGTGCAGACCGTAATCAAACAGCATGAGAAGAAAGACTGGGGTTACACTTGTAAGGAAGAGCCGTTCAAGTCGTACTGCGATCCGTCTTTGTGTGTACTGGCTAATTTTGGTATAGGTCAGGATGCACCGGATGCACCACAGGTTGGTGGGCTAACGATCATGCTGTCCGAACCACGTTTGTATTTCATGGATGTGAACGGCACACGGATACAGCTTTCAACAGAGCAGTTACAGAACCAGACGCTATGGCAACGTGCGTGTATGGAGCAGTGCATGTTCATGCCACCAACCACCAAGCCACAGAAGTGGCAGCAGATGGTTAACAACTTAATGAGTCAGGCTACTTACATAGATGTACCAGAAGAGCTTACAATAACAGGCCAGTTTAAGGATCTGTTAGAAGGGTATTGCACGAGCTACATTCGGGCCATGGCTCCAGAAGAAATACTTATGAACAAACCATGGACTGACGGTGGAGTTACCAAGTTCAAACTAGAGGGACTGCTCGAGTTTCTGCATAACAGAAGGTTTATTATTACGAGCCGTGGACAGATAACCCAGATGATACGAGATCTTGGTGGTGATGCCACAAAACAAAACATAACCAAGCGAGGACCGAAGGGTGAAACAAGAACTAATGTACGTTGTTGGTTTGTCCCTGCGTTTGAAGAAGAAGAAATAGAATTACCTGTAAAGGAGTATAGCAATGAAATCCCATTCTAATCGACTGCTGCGGGTGGGTGAGGTAGCCGAGATGTTAGGCGTATCGAAATCCTACATATATAAACTGTCGCAGACCGGAGACTTTCCGAAGCCCATTGTTCTGGGTGACGAGACAAACAGGAGATCCTCGAGCCGTTGGGTTCTGACCGAGATCGAGGACTGGGTAAACACAAGACCAAGGGGGAAAGAATATGATACCGAAAGCTAAATTAATTCTTGGACCGCCAGGATGTGGAAAAACCTATCGTCTAATTGAGGAGATCCGCAAGGCTCTGGCAGAGGGTACGCACCCCTCACGCATGGGTGTGATCTCTTTTACACGGAAGGCCATCGAAGAGATGGTGACTCGAGCCTGTGAAGAGTTCGAACTGGAACCAAAAGACTTTCCATACATGAGAACATCTCATTCGTTTGGGTTCCGAGCGTTAGGCTTGCAGCCGCAAGACATCATGAAGAAAGAAGATTACGACAACATAGGAGAAACGGTAGGATTAACCTTTGAAGGTAAGCTTTCTAACTCTTTAGAGGATGGAATGCCTATGCCTTCTTTAGGTGGGTCAGGGTCAGATTATCTACAGATGATAGGCCGATCACGTTTACGCATGGTTACCTTGGACAAAGAGTTTAACGACACGTTTGACCGGACGCTGCACTTCCCTAAGTTGTTGCAATTACACGAGCAGATTGAGCAGTATAAGCAAGCCCTAAACAAGTACGACTATGTGGACATGATCGACAAGTACATACAGGTGGGGGAAGTTCCAAAACTTGAATACCTGATTATAGACGAGGCCCAAGATTTCACACCGTTGCAGTGGGAGATGGCAGTCAAGATAGCAAGCGAGGCGGAGAAAGTATTTATAGCAGGGGATGACGACCAAGCTATCCACAGATGGACAGGCGTGGACGTGGAGCTATTTAAGGAATGCTCCAAGGACATAGATGTACTGGATCAATCGTACAGAATACCAAGGTCCGTGCATAAACTAGCAAGGGTTATTGCAGGGAGGATTGAGGATCGACACCCCAAGTTATTTAAACCAAGGGAGGAAGAGGGTTTGGTTGAGTGGATCAACCACCTTGATGAGACGCCATTGTACGAGGGATCGTGGACACTCATGGCAAGGACAAATGGATACGTCCATGACATGGCAAAGAGAATCAAGAACATGGGTTTTAAGTTTTCGATCAAGGGTAGACCAAGTATCTCGGACAAACTGGTAGCAAACCTATTTACTTGGGAAGATCTGTGTCAGGACAAGAAGGTTGGACTGCAAAGGATCAAGGATCTATACACAACTGTACCCAAGCAGGGACAAAACGCTGTGGTCAAACGTGGATTCACACAGAGGTTAGACGCTTTAGCTCCAGATGCAGAATTGGATATGACACAGCTACAAAATGAATACGGTTTACTGGTAGGCGCAGAGCAGAGCGGCTACGAGGTGTTGCGTGTAAGCAAGGTAGAGCAGGATTACATTGCAGCAATGATGCGAAGGGGTGACGATCTACTATCTGCCCCTCGCATAAAGTTGTCCACCTTCCATGCTATGAAGGGAGGCGAAGACGACAACTGTTTGGTATACTTAGGGTCTACCAAAGCGGCCTGTGAAAGCAGGTTTCAAGACGATGAGCACAGGGCGTTTTATGTTGGGGTAACTCGAGCACGTAACTCTCTGTACATATTACAAACAACAAACAATTACAGGTACACGATATGAAATGTTGGCATTGCAGGACAAAACTAATTTGGGGTGGAGATCATGATATAGAGGAGGAAGACCCGGAATACAGTATAGAAACAAATTTAAGCTGCCCGGAGTGCGGTAGTTTTGTTTTAGTTTTTTATCCAAGGGAACAAGAAGATGAAACGTGATGAAGTGTTGGATACAGCAAAGCAATTAATCAATGGACAGAGGGCCAAGGACTATGGTGATGCACATGACAACCATAGTCGAATCGCTTCGGGGTGGAACATCATCGTAGATGGGGCAATGGAAAGTCATGGACACCTGACTGCCTCGCATGTGGCGTTGATGATGGACTGGGTAAAGAGTGCGAGACTTGTCGAGAACATCAATCATCAGGATTCATGGGTAGACAAGTGTGGATACTCGGCTCTCGGAGCAGAGCACAGTGGCAGGGGGGACGACAAACCTTCTATCTTACTGCCTCGGCACGAAGAAATATTAGCTAGAGTGGAAACGAAGAATGCAAAGTAATTTATTTGGCAGTGCATTACACCATCAGATCAAAGGGGAACTAGATCTAATAGATCAGGACTGGAACATACCGCCAGAGTATCCAGACCTGACAGGCTACAAAGATGTGGCTGTAGATCTTGAGACCTACGATCCTAACATAAAAACATTGGGGCCAGGATGGGCACGTAAGGACGGGCACATCATTGGCATAGCTGTGGCAGCAGGGGAATACAAAGGGTACTTCCCTATCCGCCATGAGAACTCACACAACTTAGATCCGAAGTTCACACTCAAGTGGCTGAAGAAACAGATGGCTGTGCCTGACATGAACGTGATCATGCACAACGCAACCTACGATGCAGGTTGGATGAGGGCCGAGGGCATAGAGATACAGGGCAGGATCATCGACACTATGATTACTGGCGCATTGGTAAACGAGAACCGTTGGTCCTTTGGGCTAGATGCAATGGCTCGAGATTACGTGCAGCTTCGAAAGAATGAAAGGCTTCTACAGGCAGCAGCCAAGGAGTGGGGCGTAGATCCAAAGGCAGAGATGTACAAGCTACCACCCAAGTATGTTGGAGCCTATGCCGAGCAAGACGCAGTTGCTACGCTTAAACTATGGGATGCGCTGAAGGTACAACTCGAGGAGCAAGAACTCTGGCACATCTGGAATGTAGAGACAGATCTTATACGCTGCATGTTAGACATGAGAACCAACGGTGTGCGTGTGGATCTCGACAAAGCAGACAAGAACAAGAAGTTAATTCGCGCCAAGACCAAGGAGCTACGTTCGTTTATCGAAAAGGAAGCAGGGATGGAGGTGGACATCTGGGCCTCTGCTTCTATCCGAAAGATGTTTGATAAACTGGATATGGAATACTTTACCACAGAAAAGGGTGCGCCATCGTTTACCAAATCGTTTTTGATCGATCACCCATCGAAAGTCTGTCAGGCTTTGGTTAAACTACGTGAGTTCGATAAGGCAGACTCTACATTCATCGATAGCATACTGCGCCACGAGCACAACGGACGGATACATACAGAGCTACACTCCACACGAAGAGATGAGGGAGGCACTGTGACTGGGAGATTTTCGTCATCCAACCCAAACCTACAACAAATTCCTGCGCGAGATCCCGACATCAAGAAGATGATCCGTGGTTTGTTTATACCAGAGGACGGTTGTCAGTGGGGATCGTTTGATTACTCGAGTCAAGAGCCGAGGTTACTGGTGCACTTTGCAGCGTCCGTACCTGTAGGGTTGAGGCACTCTGTGGTCGACAACATCGTAGATGAGTTCAATACAGGGGACGTGGATCTACATCAGATGGTTGCAGACCTAGCTTCGATCACTCGTAAGCAAGCCAAGACCGTGAACCTTGGCATTATGTATGGCATGGGCGTAGCAAAGTTAGCCGATCAGCTTGGCATACCTGCGGATGATGCAAAGAGTTTGATTAGAAAACACAGAGAAAAGGTGCCGTTTGTTAAAGGTCTTGCAGATCTAGCTACCAAACAGGCGTCAGACAACGGGCAGATACGCACTCTACTAGGCCGTAAGTGCAGGTTTCACCTTTGGGAGCCTCTTACTTTCGGAGTAGGTAAACCCCTACCTCACGACGACGCACAGAAGGAGTACGGCAAACAGATCAAACGAGCCTTCACATACAAGGCACTGAACAGATTGATCCAAGGATCAGCAGCCGACCAAACTAAGAAGGCAATGCTTGATTGTTACAACGAGGGACTTACTCCTATGCTTACGGTGCATGATGAGTTATGCTTTAACATAGATGATGAAGCCCAAGTCGGAAAAATAAAGGAACTAATGGAAACAGGCGTACCTCTAAAGGTGCCCTCTAAAATTGACGTAGACATTCAACCAGATTGGGGAGACATAGAATGATAGATCCAGACATGAAGACATTAGGACTAAGACAAATGCATCCAATGCAAGTCGAAGCACTCATGGACTTTGTTGGCACGACCCTAAGATTAGCTGCCGAAACAGGGGATGATAAAACTCTGCTGGACGTAGAGGCATCTGCTGATGAACTCATAAAACTATTCGGAGGCAGTGGTATAAGAGTTACGGTAGAGGACTAGTCGTTCCGTCTTTGTATTTCTAGGTTAGCACTCTGCGAGGCAGGGTCACCAAAGACACTTGGAGCAAGGGTCTGCGCTCTCTCTACAAACCCTTCTGTTAAATTACCTGCTGTATTTCTGACTTGAGCCAGGGTGTTTCTAACTGGAGCCGTGATAGTCTGTGGAAAAGATACCTCGGGTTGCGGTTGTTCTACTTCAGGAGTAGTAATTTGCGGAGTGGCTTGCTCTAATCTACGTTGCCTATCTGCACGACGGTCGGCAAGTCTGGCTTCTCTTTCTTCTTTTGCTACCAGCGGCTGTAACTTTTCAAACCTACGTTCGTTGGACAACCTGTTTAGTTCTGCCCAAGGTCGATCTTTAATTAAATACTTTTTGTCCTCGCTACGCATTTCCATCATGACTTCTTTAATAAGTTCATTAGATGCCAGACCGGGCCAAAACTCTCCGCGCATGATTACATTAATTTCTGCCCCGCCCATGCCAGATTTTACGAGACCTTTGCGTATAGATGTGTCAGTTGCACCCATAGCTCGAGCAGCCTCAACCTTGTAGTACAGGTTGCTTTGCTCACGATACAAGTTATCGAGGTACGTGGACCATCCCTCCATGACCTCTGGTATAGTTGCATCCGCACGTTTAATTTCTCTGTTGGCAGAACCTTTGGCAGAGGATCTAAGTGGGAGATACTCACCACCTTGAAACTCAAAGTCGGTTCTTGTGTTAACGTTGATTGGTGTAAGACCTGTTACAACCCGAGCAAGCTCTTCGTTAACTGTATACTCTTGACCACGAGTACCTCCCTGATCCTTTAATGCTCGAAGCAATCTACCCTCTCGAAACTTACCGGATCGTTCTTCCTGAAACATACGACCGTAGCCTGGGATATATGTGCCAGCTATGTGTGTAAAACTCTTTTGCAGTTTGGTTCCAAAGCTGTCTGCACCTGTGTAAACCAGTCCACCTGTCTGTGTCTCACCGTCTCGTCCAATCCAAGACTGTGGCAGCACATCTCTTACCCGTTCGTAGATCAAAGATTCAGATAAGAAAGGCTCGGCATAACCTTCTATAGCAGACCAAGCAGAGTTCATAATCTGATCCGCTTCGCCTTTACCTAACTCACCTCGCTCAAAGTATGTTCGAAGAGCAGCCCGGGCAGGATCTAAAACAAATGCGTGTGGGAAGATAAAGCTGAGATCCCCCATAGATATGTTGCCACGCTTGTCATTGTCGAGAACAATCATCTGATGTCCGTCGTAGAAGTCCGCTGTCAAAGTAAGAGCAGCATTCATCTCTTGCTCCGTGGTCCCTGTTGCAAGCATCGAAGCTTTGGTCATGGCTGCTGGAAGAATAGCGGACGTAGCTACATAGGATGTAAGTCTGTTGGTTCCGATACCGTGGATCTGTCGTTCAAGGATCTTTGCATTATCTTCCCCTATCGACCTAATGAGAGCTTTACCTGCATCTGTATTGGGATCTATTTTAAATGACAACTCCTTAATCCCTCGAGCCAAGGTGTTGGCAGAGTTCCTAATGTTTTCAGATGCGAACGATGTAAAGTTACCAAATACTGGTATGGCATCGAGTCTACGGATTGCTTTACCTACACGACTGTACACAGGCATAGTATCTTTGACTGTGTCCCCAGCCATTGTCAGAAGAAAGTTTGCAGGAGATTGATCAAGGGATAGAGATGTGCCACGTTTGGCTATACCCTGTTCTACAAATACTTTCTGTAATTCAGGAAATGCATTTGTCGGCAAAGCATTGATATCTAAATTTGCTTTACCAAGAGCGTTGGTTACTTTTGCTTGCTCCGCAAACACAGACATCATCTTAAAAACAGAATCGGAGTCGGAGTACAGGGATTCAAGCTGCTGCATAAAAGGTATAAGAGATGTTGATTTGTCCACAGCAGTTTGCAACCTACCTGCCACTTGAAAGTCCTGTGCCATTTCTTTGAAGTCTCGAAGGGCAGAGGTCACAAGGCTGGTATCCATAACACCTAACGCACCAAGCTCTCGGCTGTACTTACGAACCGCCTCGTCATCCATGAGATCTACGTTGGCTGCAACTACTCTGAGCGCATCTATAAAATCACTGTCCCTGGTAAGGTTTCCATTGTTTGCTATGGCAATACCATTGCCATAAATATTCCTTACCTGTGAAAGAATGTTAGGAACGATCGTCATACGTTGTGCCTGACCCTTGAGCAGTGCACCTATGGCTATGGCTTGTCCTAGTTCATCTAATCCCATACGAGCAGGAGTTGTTAGTGCCTGTTTTACTTCGGGGGTGACATACATATCAGACAGGTCTGCATACGCACCGCCGAAGAAAGCCTCTCCTGATTCGTCCGGTTCTAGTTTTACATAGTTCTCCGCATTTAAACGTTTTAGGAAACTTAATTCTGCTTTCGGTATCACTACACCTGACACACCCTTAGTAGTTCCAACGTCTGCTATATCCTGAAACTCCAAAGTGTCGGGGTCATAGATTAAAGGTCTTTCCTCCCCGCCAACTGTTGTAGAAAAACTTGGTTCTGCTTTTGGCGCACGAACAATCGCGGGTCGTTGTCCTTTGTTTAACATGTTGAAGGCAGTGGAGGCAGCTACACTAAACCCTCCCTCAGAAACATCCTTGGCTACACCCTCATAGAATTTCAAACCTGCTGTTGTTTGCGCTAGATCAGATACGGTTCTGATAAAAGCAGTCTGAGGATCTCTAATCTCCCCCATTAATTCAAGAGTCTTTGGTAATTTATTTAGTTCCTCAACCCGTTCGATTAACATGTTGTCAACCAAACTAACCACACGCCCAGACATAACGACATTGTTAACTTCTTTTAATGCATTCTTTCTTAACTCAAGAGCACTCTTGGGATCAACCACGCCCTCTGCCAAATCTAAATTCAAATACTTTAAAAGTTTTCTTTCAGCAAAAGCATCTGCTTCTGCATCAGTAAGAGTACCTGGATATGTTCCTTCACCAAAAAGTTCTTCGTATTGTGGTTTCCCTGGATCTCTTACATTTGTCCTGATATGAGTTTTCATTTCTTTAAGAGCATCTTGATAAACTTTAGAATCAAAATCTAATTTGTCATAAAATTTATCTGGCCTGTCGTACATGTCAAATCTACGACGTAGATATCCACCGACATCATCCCTGTTTCTTTTTATGGTATTAAGAGCGGCAACCAACGGAGTGCCTGTAACTCCTTCAGTTCTTTTTTCTAACTCTAATATAAACTTGTCTTGAAACTCTAAGTCTAAGTTACGCATACGCTCGGCAGCTTTCTTTGCTCCCTTGTTTAAACCTTCTAAGTTTTCAGGTTTTCCCTCTATAAGATAGTTGTATAGTTTTTCCTTGATTTCTTTTCGTTTACGCTTACGCATAGCAGGTACTTTAGCCACCGTAAAAAACTCTCCTGTCGCTTTTTCAAAAGCTTTATAGTGCTGGAAAGCCTCGCGCTCTGCTGTGTCTCTCACAGCTTTTACATCCAACGCCTCTTCCATAATATCTGCATCTGCCAAAGCCGTTGGGTTAAACCACTCTTTAAACTTTTGTTTGCTTGGTTTAATCCCAGGAGCCTTGTCTAGCAACTGGTTAGCCAAGCCAAAATACTTCTGTGTCCCCTGTCCCAGTTTCGACAAGCCTTCACTAACATATGGCAGTGCTCCAATTTCTCGAGCACCCGCACCGACCACAGGCAAAGCCAGATCTACAAATCCACTAGCCAACCCTCCTTCGATACCCCTTCGATATTTATTCTTGAGTCTATTGTATGCCAGTTCTGAACCACTCATCTGTGTTGTATCAGTTGTTTTAAGTGCGTCAGGCATAAAATCAAAAGCATCCGATATGGTGGGCCTACCATCTGGTGTAACAAAAGCCTCGTATCCTGCTGTAGCTAGAGCAGTAGATCCGATTAACTTTGCGCGATTGTCTAATAAAGTCTTACCTGTTTTAGAATTACCAAACTTTTCTGCTGACTTAAAAAACTTGCTTTTGGCAGGAGCTTTTATTTTTGCTGTACCACGGGCCACGGAACTAGCACGGCCTAACCATCCAGCTATAGGAATAAAACCGAGACCAAAAGACAGAAGCTCTTCTGTAATTTCTCCACCCGTGGTTCGAGGATCGAGGTCATTCTCTCTTCTAAAGTCGTTAAAGAAATCGCTAGTAGGTCTTGAGTATTCTGTACCAAACGTAATATCTGATGCGGCTGCTCCAAACTCTGCTATACCTTGTGCTACTGTGACAGGTGCAGCTTTGAACCCTCGACCAATGTCCGTGAGCCGAGACTCTTCAAACGGAGCCAGTGTAGCTAGAGCCTCCGCTTTGATTTCTTTTGCAAGGTCTACGTCCCCTGCATCATAAGCGGATAAGGCTTGCTGCTCTAGAAGTTCGTATTGTTGTGTAGCTAAAGCTTCTTTCTTTAAACGTTTAGCACCTTCTACGTCCCCTTTATCATAAGCAGATAAGGCTGCTGATTCTAACTCTGAGAATGTAGGCATCGTTGATCTACTTTCCTTCAGGAATTTCGTCTAAAGATCTTTGTTTAGATTGTGTCTCTTCTTGAGGAAGACCAGTGGCTGCAAAGAACAGTTTAGCATTATTTTCCCCAACCCTCCCTACAAACTCTGCCATGCGGTTTTCAGGAAGAACGGTATTCGATGCGTCAGGGTCAAATATTTCTTGATAGATTCTAGTGTATAATTTACCTTCTGGTGTGTCCAAAAATGTTTCGCTACTTCTTGCATCAGCTCCAATTTGTGCAACATCTTTTCTACCTTGTATTTCTGTAGCAAGTCTATTGTCCGCGTAGAACTGTTCAAGAGCCAACATATCAACCTTATCTTTTCTTGCCTGACGTGTGGCTTTGTCTTCTCTTACCATCTGCGTACCTTGAAGCAGACCCTTGGCTATATTGGTCAGAGCATTTGAGTCTTCACCCGCCGCAATAGCAAACCCTATCATAGCTAGTGTATGCCACTTCTCTTCGTTTAGATCTCTGTCTTCACCAAGCATCTCGTTGAATTGCTTTTGGTATCCGGAAAGCGCAGTCTTGGAATCTACACCCGGACCAAAAATCTTCTCTCTGATATCCTCAACTTTTTTTTCTGAGCTTGCCCCACTTGTGGCTATATTTTCTAATGCTGCTATGGTGTCGTCCCCACCTGGAGTAAAACCTCTTTGACCGGGTTCTTCTACGTTTGCTGTTTCTACATCCGCGTCTGCTGCAATTTCTACCTCTTTAGTTTCTGCAGTTTTCTTTTCTTCTTTTTTTTCGTTATCGCCAGAACCAAAGAACCCTTTGATCGCTTTCACACCTGGAGAAACATAGTAACCCTTATCTGTTGCTGTTGCTACTTTATTTGTGTCTGTGTCTGTACCTGTACTTTTTGCTACCATATCTGGTGTTGCAGGTCTGTTTCCATAATCAATGCCACCAGCCCTGAGAACATTTGTTGCATCTATACCGAACCTGTATAAATCATCCGTGAGAGTGCCGGGTTTATCCTCAATGTCTCTAGAATCTGGTAGCTCTCCTGATGCAACCATGGCTTGAGTACGAGTCATGGGAACGTTAACCCCAGGAACAAGCTCAGTGTTGGCTTGAATCATATCTTCTAATTCACCCTTTGCATTTATTGCAAGTTCTGGAATCTCGCTTGGATCTCTTGCTGTATAGTTAGGAGATGTTTTGTCCATGACATACTGTTCCGATGGACCGGGGACATTGACCCCAGGAACAAGCTCAGTGCCAGACTCAATTGTGTTCTGTAACTCCTGACGGTTATCTCTTACAGGAAGCATACTTCTAGGTTCAGTCGCTATACCCGGGTTACTAAGAATAGGATCATTCTCTAATTCAGGTTGAGAAATAGATGTGTTGGTTACATCCGGTAGACCTTGTAACATTTGAAGAAACGATTGGTTACTGGCGTTGTCAGGCTCTATTCTTGAACCCGTAGCAAGCATAATAGCACTGCCATCGGAGTACAGATCATATCTTGCACCGCCCAAAGGATCTCCTATTATGACAGTTTTAGTTTTAACCGGAACAGAAACTTGTCCGCCCGGGGCAAACATCTGCGCTGTGTTCATTAGTTCTGGAGAGGATGCAAGTATGCCGCCCATGTTTGCTAGCTTGCTACGAGCATCTCGATTAGCAAACATCTTACGGTTCAGTACGTTCATGGTCCCGAACCTCCAAACCCAAACCCGGGCATCTGCCCCAGACTATACAATCCTCCAGCAAGACCAGCAGCCTGTGACAAGAAACTAGGATCTGACTTCTGTTGATCCAAGAACTTAGTCTGACCCGTAGGCATTCCTTGAAATACATCTGAGTAAAAACCAAGCTGTTGATATGGCTGCATAACATTTTGGTATTGTGTCTGACGTGCGGCATCCAGTTCTGATTGACGCTGTTGTTGTTCTTGTCCGCCCATAGCCGCCAAGGTATTAAGATCGTTGATGTTCATGCCTTGGAACGCCTCGCCAAGTTTAGCCTGTTGCATACCCAAGCTACCCAAACCAGACGCTGCGCCCTGTGCTCTAGCAAACTGTTGTTGCTGTGCTTGGTTAAAACCCTGCTGTCGTAAAGTTGAAGCCGTTCGAGCCTGTTGATCCAAGATGTTACGTCCAATCTCCGCTCGTTCAATGCCCTCACGAGATCCACCAAAGGCTCCCGCTCCAACGGCACGAGCCGCCGCCTGATTCTGTTGCATCTGTCCAGCGCGGTTTATGTCCTGCATGGACTGATCAATGACAGCCTGATTATACGGGTTCATATATGCCATTGCAGCGTTCGGATCTAACAAACTTTGTACTGCTGTAATACCTGCACCTGTAGCTCGTTCCCCTGCCTGTAGCATAGGCATGTATGATCCTACACCTTGTGTAGCCAAACTAGTAGCTTGTTGTTGCAAGGGTGTGCGACCAGCAACTTGATAAGAGGGAAGAGTATAAGACTGTTTACCTAGAGCCTGTGCACGGTCTAGGATTTCTTTCATATACTTCTGTTGATACTCGGGTAAGTCCGTAATACTTGTTTGTGTGAGTTCTGACATGCTCTTACCCTCTTTTCAATTTCTGTACTTCAGCAAACATCTTAGCTGCTTCCGCACCACGAGTACCGTTAGCTGCTCCGCCTAACCTCATACCTGCTTTTTCCATGTTACCATTAGGATCTAATCCCGCCAAATCTTTTCCTGATAAAATAACTTCCCCATTAGACACTAAGATTTCTTCTACCTTATTACCGTTCTGCATAATACCACCAGGAATTGAATCACTGGTCACGTTCCCAGGACCTTGGATCAAGCCCCCAATACCAGACTCCGCCTGTCCACCCAGTGCTAAACCCTGATACAATACAGGTTGACCCCCATGTTTTTCCATAAAATCTTTATCATAAGAATCACGGGCTGCTGCTGTATCAAAATGAGGAGAGATCCCTGTTTCAGGATCAGTGAACCTAGACTTAAATAAATTGTCTAATGCATCTTCCGCAGTTGGTGGGCCTTCGTTCATTCTCTTAAAACGTTCTTTAGCGTCAGCGTTGTCGTCACCTTTATTAAAAAGTTTTTCGCCAGCTATGGCACCAAGTCCACCGCCTAACAAACCACCCAACATACCCGCACCAGGAAACAATGCGTTGCCAGCTAGTGTTCCAAGAATACCCATTATTGACATTACGAGTCACCTTTAATCTGTTCAGGCATTGTTACTACAATAGTTGTACTGCGCTTTTCGCTTCCTGTCCATGACTCACCACAATCTGGGCAGTTGCCGTCTGGATAAGAAGCAATCTCTTCTGGCGTGTCCACTGCGTTATTACAGTTTACACATTCCACTGTATCAGAACTTGAAGAAGGTTTCCACCTGCTTCCGTCTGGCATAATAAGAATATCTGTCATGTTATCACCACCGTTACTGTTCCTACTGCTGTTGCAGCCTGAGAGGAACCTGAAAATACATCGCTTGCACGTTTGATTTTTACAAACCCATTAGCTTCGTACAAGTCTCCTACCTCTAATATATTCGCCGCACCCACTGTTGGCATGTTTGGAATGTTTACAATTGGGTTACGGGACTCATCTATAAAATTGTCCAAGGACCGAGCTAATTGATTCACATATGCAGAGTCATACTGAGGTGGGGCAATCGGAATAATAGATCGAATAATCTTTTTACTCATCGACGACCGTCCGGTCTAGCATCTAATCTAGGTGCGCCCAGTCTCCATTTAACCCCTGCTGTATCACTCTCAACCTTTAGATTAACTTGTCTTCCGCGTAGTCGCATCTGAACTTGGTCCGTGTAGTTGTCCGTTCCTGAAACAACAGACGAACGAACCACATCGCCGCTTACGCTACCTTGCCCCGCTGCGCTACCACTATAGTTTCTTGCGCCCATACTAAACGTAACCTGGGGTGCCGTAGCCGTAGACGACTCAAAGTTTAGATCTGGAAGCACCCTGTTAATAAGCATAAACTGTTGCCCGTCTCCAATATCAAAGTCAGAAGACTGGATAAAAGCATTGACAGGTACAGGAGGATACTGACTTCCATCGTCTAAACCAAACTCGTGGTTATAAAGAATGCCATCTGTTCCTGGACTCTGAGGAAACAATCTAGAACCAGAAGCTCTGTCGTTCCAAGCTGTCCTTGCAAGAGTGCCGTAATACCACGTTCTTTCTAGGTAGTTGTAGATCACATACCGATCCACCTCGTTGCTCCCTGCGGAACAGTAATACCACCAAACCTCGGAGTTGCTCGATAGGCTCCCTGCAAAGAACTTAAATGATTGCTGTCGGTTAATATCATCAAACACATACTGTCGAACACTACACGGTAGAGGGTTTATCCGACCATCATACATGTAAAAGTTCTCTTGACCCATCCAAAACACTAAATCGTTTACACTAATGGCTGTGTTCGGCCCTGCAATACGAACGTTCGTACCAAGGATCGCTGTACCGAACGTATACGGAGGCCCGATAAACTGTACACTGTGCAAACTGTTTTCTGTAAAGACAAGAATTTGGCGTGTTGTTCGAATGGCTGTAACGATCTCAGAACCTTGAGATAACCTTAGATCTCCCGCCGTGTTTGTGGCTGTAGGAGTCCAGTCCGTTACACTTTCCTGACTCGACCAACGGATTAAAAGTGGATCGAATGTAGTACTACCTAAAGGGTTAGATCCAAAGCACAGGACGTGTCTGTCTGTATCAGATACCATAACTCTTCGAACACTTGTCGGGACGTTAGATGCCCCAGATAAAGTATTCAACTCGACCAACCTGGTTGTTTTACCGTTTGTGGCATCCCAGTAATAAAGTCTACTGTCCACTAGGTTAGCAACAAGATCCTCGCCCCAAGAGTCAGAGAACCAAAGCCGTAAGTTTTGTCCAGCCAGTGAACCTGCACCAGATCCCCAGGTAAAACGACCCCAAGTTCCTGCGCTCCAACCATTACCTAATAGCGTTGTATCAAGGCCAATGCTGATTTCCATAGCGGCTGTAACAGAGCTACCCCCACCAGCAGTTGAACCAGAAGATGCGGCCCCACCTGTGTTTACAGTAAAAGAGTTGCCCGAAGACGCTACAGTTAGGATCTCAAAGTTTTGATTTATTTGCTCGGCGGTAATACCGTCTACAGCAGTGGCTCCCGCTAGTGTAACGAAGTCCCCTGCATCAGAACCAAAAGAGTTTTTCGTTATTGTGATTGTTCCAGAACCCGCCGCTCCTGTTGTGATGGGATTAGATCCGAGGGTCAAGGTCGTGCGAAGTGGGGTTATATCGTTATATGTACCACCGTCCTCCAGGTATGCTTTCTTGTGCGTACCCATAAACAAGAAGTTATCGGAAGCGAGAGTAACAAAGTCTAGCATATTGCGACAGCTTCCCTCAAAGGTTGTCGTCGCTACTCGGTCCCAACCACCAATGCGCTCTACGTAGCCAGACTTAAAACGGATTTTATCTCCGTCAAACCAACCCCCTTCGTTAGAGTAGTTGGTGCCCTCTCGGTTGATTCCCGGCTTGAACTGGAGCTTGCTTAGTGGCATGTAACATTACTCCGCTG